ATATTTTGCCGATCAGCCTATATTATTAAAATCTTATAATATTAAAAATTTTTTAATACAAATGATTAATACAAATTTTGTATGTGATTATAATATAAATAGAGAATATTTAGCAGAAGAATTACTTAAAAAATCTATTACTGTTCATTATGATCCAAATGATAGTGTCAGTGTAAAAATTAAATATAAATTAAAAAATGATAAAACTGTATCAATTATGATATTTGAAAGTGGTTCGATATCAATTACTGGAGCAAACTCTTGTTATGAAATTGACGAATCGTTTAAATTTATTAATAAATTTAATTTTCAAAAAAATAAAAATATTTTAATAAAACCAATTAAAACTGATATAATTATTAATTTTCTTAAAGAAATTGAAAAAGAAAATAATTTAATTCTTAAAAGTATATAACTCATTTGGAATATTTATAGACGGTGAATAATTTTTATATAAAGGTTTTGAACACAATGTTGAATCATCCTTAAATGTATAATCAGTTAAACTTGTTATTTTCCCCCTATTATGCTTAACCGATACAGGATCTCTATTTTTTAATAATTTTTCTCTAACATCATTTAGATAAGCATTTTCTACATCACTTCTACTTCTATTTTGTTCCATAATAGCACTTTTAATTCCTGTAATGTTATTATTTGTTTCTGTCATTTCTTTAAGAGTTGTATTAGGTATTCCATTTTCAAAGTTATATAATTTACCTTTTTGAAGCATTGCACCCATTGCATTTGTTAAATGTTGTGTTTGTTCTACTAATTCTCTTAATGTTTGTTTTGCTTTATTATCATAATTAAATAATTTCATTTGCATCAAATGATTATTACCAATATTTAATATTTGATTATTTTTTTCAATCATTTCTTTTAATGTTATTTGAGGAATTCCATTTTTATAATTAAACATTTGTGATGTTTTAAAATTACCTAATAAATTTGTTAAATGCTTATTATGCTCTGTTAATTCTTTAATTGTTGTATTCGGTGTAGCATTTTTAGAATTAAATAAATAACCTTTATCTTCATTTCCTTTAAAATTTAATCCATCAATATTCCAAGCTTCATTTAATATATTTCTTAATGTTGGATCTGGAATAGCATTCATATGATTAAATAAATATGACCTTTCTGAATTACCTATTTGATTTGCTATTTGAATATTATTATTTATATTTCTCATATTTAATTCAGGAACCGCATTTTCTCTGTTAAATAAATAACCATCATCACGATTTCCAATTTGATTTGCTATTTGAATATTATTATTTATATTTCTCATATTTAATTCAGGAACCGCATTTTCTCTATTAAATAAATAACCATCATCACGATTTCCCACCGTATTAGTTATTTGAAAATTTTCAGTAATTATTGATCTTAATGTTTGATCTGGTATAGCATTTACTGAATTAAATAGATATGACCTAACCGAATTTGAAATATTTGTCATATTTTTATTACCATTATCAGCCAATAAAATTTCTCTCTTTGTAATTTCTGGTATAGCATTCATAAAATTTATTAATGGAACATTATTAAAATTTCCTCCAGCATTTGTTATTGGTTTATTATGTTCTCTATCTGTTTTTTTCATTTCTGTTCTCATATTATTCTGATTTATTAATTGTGTTTGATGTTTATTACCAACCGCTCCAACTGGTCTTGATTCAAATGTTTCCTTAAATGTATTTTTAAATTTTCCCTGTAATTCTTGTGGTGTTGCTCTATCAACCAATGATTGAGCTGGATTAATATGATTATTTTCTGCTGTTGTGGTTCTTGCGGTTTCTTTCAAATCAATTCTACCGTGTAATGCTGGTGCTTGTTCTATAGCGGTTGTTGGCATCATACTTTCTACACTATTTTCAAAAAATGTATTCTGACGATTTTTATTTACAACACCAATTGTTGCTCTCTTATTTCCTTTTTGACCTGGAATTATTGGCATATTATAAGTAGTTTTTGGATTATTCATTGTTCTTAATTGATCTACTGTTTTTGGTAAAACACGATACATTGAACCATTACCTCTAATTCCACCATTACCCCTCTCATTATAACCTAAATTTAATCCTGGATTAACTTTCACTGGTTGAAATGGCTTTTCACCATCCCTTTTTTGTGACGGTATTGCCCTTGATTGAAAGAAATCATTAAAATTTGGAACACCTGTTACAGAATTTACCTTATTAACAACTGGATCAAATAAAGCTCCTACTTCTTTTTTATGTCTAAATTCCATCATATTATCACTTCCCGTAAATAAATCTATATTTCTTGTTGATCTCTCACCCATCTTTTCTTGCCTTCCTGGATTAAATCCATATGATTTTGATTTAAAATATGGTTGCATATTATTATGTGTCATATCACCAGTCACACCATATCTACCATCCATTTTTGAATCAAATGTTGAACTCTCCACAAAATTAAAACCATTATTTCTACTCGTATCATTAAACATAACATCATTCTGTGCATAATAATTACTATTTCTTGGAATATTTGACTTATTGTTAAATGTCATTTGACTATATTGCTCTTCAAAACCATTTTTAATACTCCTTGGTTCTTCATAGCCATAATCTTCACTTTCCATATCTACTTCAATTCTTGTTTTTAATCTATCATCCATATTTATAAATTTCATATTATCATTATTAAATTCACTATCATTTGAAAATATACTATTATTATCTCTATTCATTATAATTATATTATTTATTTTTTTTATATTTATTCCTCTTAATATATAAATATTATTTTATTTATAATATTTATATTAAAATTAAAAAAAATATTATAATAATCATTACAATTACATATATTATATAATCATAATTATCATTATAAATACTATTATTTTTTATTATTTCATCTTTTACTACTTCATTTTTATTATTATTTAATAATTCATTTCTTAATTTATTATTATAATTTATATTTTGTTCTCTCCATACTTTATTAATCATATTTGTATTTGGTTTTATTGATTTAATATAATTATCTTCATTTAAAGAATATATTATATTTCTATTTTTTTCTATTTCATTACTATTATAACGATTTATATAATTTCTATTAATTTGTTTTATGGTTTTATCAATATTATTTTTATTTATATTATCCTCTTTTAGAATATTTCCACTTAATCCTAAACCCAATGCAATTGATGAAATATCCATATAATAAATATTATATTAATTTGTTATAATATTTATTATATTTTTTTTTGTTAAAAAACAATATTGATAATTTACCAACATTGTCTAAATTATTTAATTCATCACACATCAAAATTTTATCTTGAATAGTTATTTTATTTAAAGTATTATATTCTTTTTTAATAGTATCTAAATGATTAATTATTCTATTTTTAATATAATTATATAATATTGTTTTATTATTACATATTTTATCTAAAAACAAATTAAATTTTATATTTTTATCTTCAAAGAAAAATATAAATCTTTCTTTATTATCTACTTTAATATTTTTAAATATTTTTAAAATAAAATTATTAAATTTATTTACATAATCATTTTCTTTTTTAATTTTTAATTCATTAATTATTTTATTAGTATTTAATAAATATTCATCTGAAAAATTACTAATTATACTATTTGTAAAATTATCAATTTTTAATATTATATTATAATATATTTCATTTATTTGTTCTTCTATTAATATATTTTTTTTATTTATAAAATTAATCAATTCTTTATACATTATATTCAAATTATCATAATAAAACTTTTTAAATAATATTATTAAACTTTCTAAGTATTCTTCAATATTTATTATTTTATTATTTATATTTAATATTTCATTATCACAATTAAAATTATTTTCATCATATTCATTACAATTTATTTTTTTTACTAAATTATTTAAACTTAAAATATCATTTTTGTTATTCATACTTAATACTTTATATTTGAAATAATATTTATACTTGAATTTAAAATATACTAACATACTTTCATTTGATTTTTTTGAAAATTTATTAATATAATAACATAATTCAACATAATCTTTAAAATTATACTTTATTTCTTCATATAAAATATAAAATTCATTAATATTTGAATATTCAAAATTATAAATTATTTCTACATTTTCATTCATAGCTATATCATATTTATTATCTATTTCAATAATACCTAATTTATTTATTATATTTTTAAATAATATATTTCTATATTTACCATATAACATAAAAGTTGTTGAATTTATGTTTGTTAATATTTTAATAATTTCTGAAACATTATTGTTAATATTTTGATTAATTATATATTTTTTATTATTATTATCAAACAATATATCATTATTTTTTTTTGTAATAATTATATTTTTATAATTATTATCTTCATTAAATTCTGTAAATAGTCTTTTCATTTTTATTTATTCAAACTTTTCAAATAACAATATAAAATCTAATATATTTATTTTTCAATTTTTATTTAAATATTTATATATAATATTAAATATAATTATGAATAGACAAGAACAAATGTTAAAAATTCAAAAAGAAGCATTTGAATTATTTAAAAAAAAAAATACCGATTATGGTGATGCTTTTGCTGAATTTGGTGTAATTGGTGTTTTAATGAGAATTGAAGATAAAATTAAACGCTCATTATCCATTACTAAAAATGGTGTTAATTTAGTTAATGATGAAAGTATTAGAGATACTATGATAGATTTACATAATTATTCTGCTATGGCTTTAATGTTATTAGATGAAAAATAATTTTTAATCTCTTAATTGCTTAATATATATATAAATATAAATGATCTAATTATTATAAATATCATTAATATTATAAATATTTCTTTTATATAAAAAAAGTTATAATAATTATATAATAACAATGACAATGTAATAAACCCCAATATTTCAGAATGAATATATCTTTTATTCATTCTTTTCTCAATCATCATATCATATAAAACAATTGAATACTCAATAATTATTAATAAAATTAAAGAATAATTTAATATTATTTGTGATCTCATATTATTAAATTAATATAAAAAAATTAAAATTTATATATTATTAAAATAATAATATATAAATATGAAAAAACACTACAATTACCTTATTTAATTAAAATTAATAAAAATAATAAATTAAAAAATATCTTTTGTGGTTCTTGTATGTTTAATAATGGAAAATTTTGTAATAAATTTCAAAAAAATATATTTGAATCAATAAAATTATATTGTGGATTAGAAAAAAAATATTTTGTTAGATGGTAATTTTAATCACTTGAAACATTCCAAATAAAATCATTATCTTTACCATATTCTTTAACATATGGAAAAATCATTGAATCATAGTTTTCAACACTTTCATAGTATTTATAATAATTATTTTTTATATTCTCAATATTATAATTTTTATTATTATTTAATATTGTTATATTATTTTGTGTTTTTATCCATCTAACAACATTATCATAATATTTTCCACCTCCTGTTAAATATACAAAAATTTCCGCTTCTGGATATGATTTTTTTAATGATTCCATAATACCACCACTCCCTGCAACTAACCATATCCTTATATTTTTCATATTTTCAATTATAGTTCCTTTTGAAGCATCTATTATTTTTTCAGATAATATATTAACCATTTTCTTTTCCTTGTCATTAAAACCCATCGCTGGTATTAAAAAATTCTCTTTTGTTTTCCATACATTTTTTGTTTCTGTATATGTTGTTGAATAATCATATTCCAAATTTCTTGCATTTCTATAATTATCACATAAGTATATTTTTGCATTTAAAGCCATTAATGTTAATACCTGTCTGGAATTCAATATTAACTTTTCATTTTCAGGTATTATTTTACCCATTTTTGTCCTATCTAAAAATACCATGCATTTTAAACCTAATTTATATGCTCCATAAGCTGTTGCTACAACCCCATAACCCATATAACTTGACGCATATACCAAATACTCTGTATCATTATTCATTAATTCTCTCATCAAATCTATAACCATTCTTTGCTTTGTTCCAACTATTAATACATTATCCTGTATCACATTTATCTTTTTATTATTAACATTTATTTTTATAATATTTAATTTAGGATTCTCTTCATTATCTTTTAACTTATTCTTTATTTCTATAACTCTACTATCCTCATAATTATTCTCTATGAATTTACATTTATTAGGTTCTTCTGTTTTAACAAAAATTATATAATCTTTTACATTATTTGCTTTTAAATGAATATTTCCTAAATATCTTAATTTTTGTATATTCCTCATTTTACTAAAAAAACTTTTATAATTTATACTTCCAATATACAATATAAAAACACCATTTCTTCTTAAATTATTTGTTGATAAATTTATTACATTTATTAAAAAATTATTTTCCCAATCTTCATAACTTTTATATTTATTTGTGCTTTGGTCTTTATAATCATCTCTTGTTTTATCACTAACATAGTCCTCTTGAATTGAAAATGGAGGACTCCAAAATATTATATCAATATTTTTTGGTAAAGATGAATAATTAACATCTTCTGCTGGTGATTGTATTAATTGATATTTATTTTTATCTTTTGAAAAATCATTAATCATTTTATTATACCCATTCATTAAATTTTTATTTGGATCAATTCCAATATATTTATCAACCTTATCTTCAATTGATAAAACACCTAATATTCTATCACCCCATCCAGAACTCAAATCTATAATATTAACATTTCTATTTATTGGTTTAAAAATATTAATAAATAGTTTAAATAAATATGGTTTATAAATAGTGCAAGCCTTATTATATCTATGAATTAATTCCTGTAATAATATAGGATTTAAAGATTTTTTATATTCTTCATCATTGTTTTCAAAGTTTAATTCATTTATTATTAAACCATTTTCATATTTACCATTAAAATATTTATCTAATATTTGTTTATAATTCTTTTTATAATAATTATTTGTTTTTTCATACTTATTTACTATACATTCTAACCTTTGTTTATTTTGATAATAATTTGATAAATTATTTATCTCCACATAATTCTTTATATAATCTTCATCATTTATTGTTATATGACAACCCAAAAAATCATTTTTCATATTTTTATATTCAATATTTTTTTTACTATCTATAAAATTAATCAAACTATTCAACTCATATTTTTTAAAAATGTCCTTTTTATTACAATTAGTTGAAACAGTATAATTTTGTTCTTTTAATAAATTATTAAATAAAAAATCAATATCACTTTTTATATATTCTAATAATGGAACTGACCTATTATAATATTTAAATATTCCCTCTATAAATTTATACTTTTTATCCCTATCTAATTCATTATATTTTTTTTTATTATTCTCAAATGTTTCTTTATAATTTTCATATGATAAATACATATAAAATATATATTTAAAATATAAAAAAATAATCACTTTTATATTTTATGATTTCTGAAATCAAATATACAAAAATTTTTAATTTACACTTATTATAATTTAAAAAATTTTAAAACCACAAAAAAGGGGTTTATTTTAATTTGGGAACCCTTTTTTGTGGTTTTTGAGAACGAATATTAAAAAAAATTTTTAGTTTGTTTTTTAAAATTTGTTTATTTAAACATTTTATTAA